GACATAACGGAACATCAGCTGCATGGCCTCGGTGCTGACCCCATAGTCTCCAATCTTGGGGATATTGGAAACAGGGTACTTCGCCAGAATTTCACGCCCTACCGTTGCGGGAAGGCGTGAGATTACGAACGAATGTTCGCCACCGTCTACGTCTTTGACGCTAACGGTTTTGGGTTTGATGAGGTCAGCCAATTCAATCTCCTATCAGATGATGCGGAGATTATGCCCGAGTAATGCTCAAGTCTTGGAAGGCAAACACATAAGCGTTTGACTTGATGCGGCCAGAAGAGGCAATCGAGCCGCCAGGATTGCCGGAGGTCATCTTGCCTTCGCTGAAGGTTTTGGTGCTGCCGTCAGGGTAGGAGGCCACCAAAGTGATGACATCGCGGGCGTGACGCTTGCCACGGGCTGCGCGGTTGGCATCCCACAGGATCGCCAGGTTCTTGTCCGACTCAGAGCCTGGCACCACATTGATGGTAGGCGTCATGGGGGCCGGTGCGCTCCATGCGATCAAGTCGCCATTGACGTTCATCGCCGTGCTGGCAATCTCGACGGCGGGGATGTCGAAAGGGTCCGCATCATCGGCCACTTCGGTGATGGTGAAGCCAGAGGGGAAGGTCTCCGAAGCGCGGAGAACGAGGGTGAAGCCAATTGCGCTAATGTCTTGCATGTCTGTTTCCTTTGTGAATCGCGCCCCGAAGGGCGCTTAGTTCGTTCAGATCAGGTTGTGTGAGCCTTCGACCTTGCGCACAACATCGCCCTTGCTGTAAACCAATGTGTACTTGGCGGTGTACTCGGTCACGCCAGACACCGGCACGCTTTGCACAATCGCCACATCAGCCCAAAAGCCTTTGCTCTGCACGTCACGCCATGCGTCAGGATCGCCGCTCAGTTGCGTTACAGCGATCTTCTGTGCGGTGGTCAGCACCTTGTCAATGATGATCGTGCCGTTGAACTTGGCCTTGTTCACGCCGTCAATCACTTGAGCCAGCACGTAAGAGCGGCCCTCGTTGTTCGCTGGAATCTTGTTCAGCGACAGTTGCAGGCTCAGCAGCGCGGCGGTCAGGTAAGCCTTGAGCCATTGCTCATTGGCATGGACAGACATATCGACCGGAGCCGTAGCACCACCCAGCAGAAAGCCGCGCTGGAAAAAGCTGATGTTCTGCCCTGCCGATGCTGTCTGACCGTAGTAGTTCACCCGGGCAGTGTCGTAGATATTGGCGAGTGCGTCGGTCGTCACGTCAGCAGTGAAGCCACCGACCTGACGATACATGTAGTTCACCGTGGCGTTGCGTCGCTCGTAGTCAGTAGCGGACATGATCGCGGCGGGGATGGCTTCTTTGTACTCGCCTGCCGTGCCGTTCAGGATGATGCCCGTAGATTGGATGCCAGACAGCGCGGCGACAGTGGCCGTGTAGGTGCTAGGCGTCACGCTGACATAGAACTGATACTTGACGTTCTCACCGGCCACATACTGCGCCACAGCCTTAGCCTCGACGTCGGTGATGGACTCACCAAACGAAGCCGATCCGAACGAGTCGGACGCTTCTTCAGCAGCTTGGAAGGCATCCAAAGGATTATGAGCAGCCACACCCGGCGACAGGATGGCTTGCGGGTCATTCAGGCCCAACAGCGTAGACAGCGGAGTCACGCCAACCGAGACAGCAGCGCTACCAACCACACCACCCGAGATGATGAACTGTGCGCGGCCCACATCATAGGTTACGGTGGCGGCAGTGAACTGCGTGCCCGTGCCTGTGCGGATGGCTGTCTGCAAAGCGGTTGCCACATTGGCAAACGATAGAGCCGCCGAAAGATTGATGGCCGCGATGGTGTTGGTGTTTGCGCCGAGCGTGATATTCAGCGAACCTGCGCTAACTGCGGTCAGCTCAGCAAGTGTTGCAGGAGTTGCGCTATACACAGCAGGCACACGTCCAGCTGGGGCGTAGGCGGCGAACTGCAAAGCACGCGGGGCCGATGCAGGGGCGGGGCTCACATAGCCGAAGTATTGACGGGCAAAAACAGCTTCGTCACTGGTCGATCCGAAGAAGTCGTCAGCATCGCCAGAGCCCAACTCAAGAATTGAGCCAACAGGCACGCGGGGGTCAGAGGTGAAGCGGCGATGATCCAGCTTGCGCTGCGCCACGCTGGATGCGCCAGACACCGAACTGATGATGTCCACATAACGGGTGATTTTGATTGCCATGTCTATCCTCAGACTCGGTGAATATCCACGCCGATACCGGCATGGTGGGTTTGTTGCGTGGTCAGTCGCTTATGACTCACCACAAAATCAAATGATGGGTTTTGTTCGTACTGGTCTAGATCGTTCACGAAATAAGGCGCACGAACCGGAGAAGGCATTTGCACGCCTACGCCGTTACTGGTCATATTTTGCACGAATCGCAGCGATTGCGCCAGCATTCTAACGATATTGCACAGGTCTTTTGCCGTCAGAGCAGTGGTGTTATTTGGGTCATCCGGCGAGAACACGTTAACCTGAAACTGAGTTTGCACAAACTGAGCTTCTACTGTTTCAAGCTCCAACGTATCAGGATTGGTAATGGTCGTGCGGCCCTGCCATCCTCGTGCAGTATCCGAGACTGTCCAGAAGTAAACACCACGCGCCACGCGCCCCTGAGCGACGCTAGGCTGATTCCCGGGGATGACGGGGAGGTCAGTGATACCCGCGTGCGTGAGGCAATCAAGCAGCGTATTGCGGATCAGGGCTTGTAGCTGCTTGTCGTTCATGCTGCGCCCACATCCACAAGCGTCAGACCGTTCCACCCATCGACCATGTACCAATCTTCAGAGCCGACAACCTCGAACTTGCGCCCGTTGTAGATGATGAGGTCTGGCGACTCGCCACGATTGACGCCAACCACAGGGTTGGCCGTGTACATCTTGGCATACACCTTCTTGGTGTCAAACCCCATCTCATGAACTTCATCAGCGGGCATGGGCTGCACAGACCCAATGATGGTCACGTCTGCGTAGTAGGTCACAACAAAGTTTCCGATGCTGTTTTGCGTGCGCGACCTGAACTGTCGCCACTTGGCTTGCTGAGGAGAGATTGCGCCGAGTGCGATGTTCAGGAGATTGATGCCGGGGATCATACTGTGACCTTGTAATCTACTGAGTTGAGCATTAGCCCAGTGGCAACCAATGGTTTTGAGATGCTGCCAGGGCGTGCTGTAGCGGCTACACCTTGCGTCAACTTACGCAAGCGTGCGTCAACAGTTGAATCCTGCAAGGCTGGCGACGTGACAGACTGGATAGATTCCTTGATCTGCCCGCTGATCTTCATGCCCATCTGGTCAAGCACTTGTTTTGTGCTCAACTGTCCGTTGGCTACGGCTTTAAACCCGCTCAGGAAATTGCGCTGCCATGTGGTGCGCTCTGCATTCATGGCGGGGCGCATGAAAGGACGGGCCGGGATTGGCCCCCATCCAAACTCATGGATTGAGGCAACATAGGCAACGGGCACACCAGATGGATATACGGCAGTGTCGAAGAAACCCACCTCAAGGCGGGCATTCTTGATGCTTTCCATCTCCTTGCGAAGACGAGCAATCCCCTTGCCGTAGATCACCTTAGCCATCGACCCCGCCCAGGGAAAACGCCACCTACAGAGCGAAACGCCGAACGCTCAGGCAACCCGCCAACGTAGACGCCGCCCTTAGAGCAACGATCCAGCATGGCAAGCAACTGCCCGCCATAGGGTGACTTGAACAGCCAGAATTTATAGGCACTAGTCCCAAAAGGGGGCGCAGCAAACGCCACGCTTACCTTATCAATGGTGGCCGAAGTCACCGCACCTGCACCACCATTACCAGTGGCCACTTGGCCTTGGATATAGAGAAGATGGGCAACCATGAGTTGCCACATCTGCACATCGCAGTCGCAGCCGTCTTGACCAATCAGGCACAGCGCAGAAGTCGCAGCGGCCTGCGCAGTGGCGTCAGGCACGCTATCGAACACCGGATAAGCGGTGCGGAATGCTGATAGGTCGAAGACTGCCATTAGCGGCCCTTGGCTGCACGGGTGCGGACACCCGTCTTTTGCTCTTGCGCCTCAGCATCAGCCTCAGTATCAGGGGCCGAAGCGTCAGCACGCTCCATGTCAACAACCACCTTCTCCACATCGTGGCGCTTCGATTCCCAGCGGATGAAGCCGTTTTTGTGGTGAAGCTGGAACAGGGGCAACTTCTTGAGGGCTTCCAGTTGGGCAGTGGTCACAGGCGTGACAACGCCAGCACTGGTCAGCATGTATTTGTCGGGCACGTTAGCACCGCCAGCGATCAAGACGAATTGATCCTCGCCGATCATGTAGCTAACCGAGGCAGTCAGCGTGCTGTAAACGTAAAAGTCAGACATTCATTCCTCCAATATAGGCGGGTGGATTTTACACCACCCGCCCGCGTTGATTACACGCCGGTCACGCGCACGCACAGGTACGGGCGCTTCCACATCACACCAGCCGTGGCGGTGCCGAAGTCTTCGATGTAGCCCTTGGCGCGACGCTCGGCGCCGATGTTGAACATCTTGGCCGGAACGATCTGTTGCAGAGCTGCGCCGCCATCGGTCGAACCGTCGCTGATGCTTTCAGCCCAGTAATACGCCACGTTTGCGCCGCCGTTAGCAGCGGTGAACTCGGGAGCGTACTCAACACGAACCGAAGGATAGTTCGCGTTCAGCCAAGCCAACGGGGTCTGACCGTAGGTGTTCGGCTTGGTCATGATGGTCGAATAACCAACCGGCAGGGCGATGGTGAACGCAGAATTCTGGTCCACGTTGCCGCCGCTGTTGGTCATGATCGAGCCGAGGCGGGTAGCCATCTCGGTGGTGATCTCGTCGAACGTCATGGCGCTGTAGGTCTTGCTGCCTGCGGTCGTGGCGTATGCGGCCAAGCCGGGATCATTCAGCAGGCCATACACACCAGCAGCGCCCGAGGCGAAGCCCACGAAGCCAGCGCGGTTGCGGGCGATTTCCAACGACAGCAGCGCGGCGCCACGCTTCTCAGCAGCCATCGAAATGCCGCCAGCGGCCTCGCGGGCGTCTTCCAAGTTGGAGACTTGAAAGCCCTGCTCGAAACGCACGATACCGCGAGTCTCGTAGGCGTGACCATACGAAGCCAAAGGGATGTTGGACGAATCACCGTACAACTCGGCCTTGGCCACGGGGGTCGAGACGCGCTGAACGATGGTGTCGTCGTACCAGTTGCCAGCAGCGGTGATGCCAGCCAGACGGTCGATGTTGCGGACGGTGGTCAGTTGACGCACCAGACCCGGCAGCCACACTTGCAGGAATTGCTGCAAAGCGGCACCAGAGCGACCGGCAGGACCGACCAGAGCGGTGTCCATGGCAGCATGGACAGCTTGGTCAAAGCCGATGACGCCCAAGTCGGGCAGGGACTGATAAGCCGCAACGGCTTGGTCAGCAGCGATTTGCACGGGTTTGCGCTGGGCCAGTTCGCGGCCC